CTGATGGATACTTTTTACCTTCTGGGGTGACGTAAAATCTCTTACCATCTACTGTTTCTGTTTCTAATTCTTGTAACTCTGGAGGTATTACATGATTAAACATTATTTTTTTCTATAATCGCCTAGGAATCGTTTACTATAAAACGGTTGTGTTTTATTAGTAGATAGCTTTAACTTAATTTTTTCATTACACACAAATATGTAGCATAGCGGTTGGCCAGCATTAAACTGATATGTTGATTTGCTCTTTGCAAAGAGCAAATTTATTGGTTGAATACTTTGATTGCTCGATGTTAATTTTACTATACCTGGTACTACACTATAGGGTGTGATTGTGTGATAATAAGGATCGGTAAACATTATCTCTGTATTTTTATTACTTGATAACGCAAGAGGAAGAAATATTTTTATATTTATTTTATCTGTAAAGTTATTATACTGCCATTGCTGATGCGATGCAATATTAAAATTATCTAAAGGCATAGGTGTACGCCACTGATAACTCCCATCTTCATTTATATTTAAAAGAATATCTACAGGAAATTTTACTACAATAATTTTACTTAAGTAATCAGCTATACCAGGGCAAGCTCTAATTGTCTTAGGTACAGGACCACCCGGCTCTTTTGAAAACCAATCTTTTAATGACTTGAAACCTCCAGCAAAGAACGGTGTTTGTTTTAACCATTCAGGGTTACTGGAGGTTTCTAGCATATCTTGAATTGTTAGATTATCATTTAATACATTATATAAAATAGTCATACTATGCTGTCATTTTATCTTTCGTCATAATATATTCTTTAACTAGACCTGATCTTACAATATCATCGTAATCAAATTCTACTGAGTTAAAACCTTTCATTCTACCAAGAATACTCATAAACTCTTTGATACCAGATTGATCATATGGTTTATTTAAGTCAGTCTGTCTAAAATCACCGCTAAAAATGATTCTTGTATTTTCACCTACTCGTGTAATAATACTATCTAATTCATGGAATGTCATATTTTGACACTCATCTACTACTACAATAGTGTTGTCTAATGTTAATCCTCTAATATATGAGGTTGTTGTAAACTTAATTACACCTCGCTGTTTAAGAACATCGTAACCATCACCTCTATTAGTTAACTCTTTACAAATAGCTTGATATGGTTGTTCATATACAGCTGTCTTTTCTGTCTCTTTACCCGGTAAGAAACCCATATCTCGGGTTGGAACAACTGATCTAATAATCGTTACCGATCTTTTCATATCATCACCATTAAACACGTCGTCTAATGCGAGATAGAGAGATACAAATGTTTTACCTGTTCCAGCTACACCATGAAGTAATAAATTATCACCACCATCAAATGCATCAAATACTTTTGCTTGATTTTCTGTGCGCGGATCAATAGTCGTTATATCTATCAATTGCTTTTTCTGTTGGTACTTCTGTTTTTTTAGTCTTTTTCTTTGTGCTCTTGTAACTGCTTTTTCTACATCTCTATCAAATTCTTCTTCGATAAGTTCAACAGCAATGGCCATATTAGTACCTCTTGTGAGTTAAGTTTTACCAGTTTGCTTCCTCCATTTTTCAACAGCTTGTCTCGTTTTCACTGTTTTAGAGTCTTTTGGGCCATGTTGAGAAGCTAAAGCACTGCCAGGGTGTGCTTCAGCGATTCGAGACAAGTTTTCTTGCCAACCATCATCGTTCTTAATTCCACTAGTATATCGGCTACCTACAAGCATAGGAGCACCAGTGATTAAAGTTTTAACATGAGGATTGTCTTCAAGGAAAGCACAGCGATCATCCCAGGAACAAATCTCTTCCCAGGTATCGCCAGTTTGAGTGTCTTGGAAAGTATATCTTGGCATCAAATCTCCATATCAGACATTTTTATTTAGGTAAGGTACAAGTTCGTCAATGAACATTCCACGTATATTTACAGAATTCATTTTATGAACTTTTAGGTTTTTAACTCGAGGAAGTATCATTCTGAATTGTGCTACATTATTCTTTGTAGCAAACCAGTCTAGATATTTAACTCTTCGTAAATTATCTTGCACGCTTGTGCGTGTCTCTGGTCCGTAAGCATTTGAACCATCATATACATTACTAACAGAAATACTATCGTTAATAATAAAATCAAACCCTAAACAGACAAGCTCACGCTTACCTCGTTTAAGTGCTTCTATCATAGCGTTCATACCTGCATTGGAACGTAGCCTTGTAAAAGGATTAAATTCTGGATGCTCGAATTGCTCTTCATATATTGGGTGAATGAATTTATTTTCTGGAAAATCACTTTCTTGAATTTCCTTAGTAATAGCTTCATCAATAGATACTAACCAGTCAGGCTCAAAGTCACGGTACAAAGCATTACATCCATATATTTCACCATATGGACGTAGCTGTTCTAAATCAAAATCTTTTCTTGACGAACCGTTACCAATTATAAATGCTCTAGTCGTAGTGCTCTTCGAACTCATCTAATTCACCATCATATATCGCTTTTTTCAAATTTTGCTTCCAGCGACGTTTTTCACTAACATTACTTTTAATTTTTTTAGGTTTATTATCCCAGTCGTCATAATCTTGCTGACGCTGAGATTTACCAGTTTTGTGTTTCATTTGGGAACGCATCTTGTACTAATTTTTTAGTAATGCCGTTATATGGCATTTTTCGGTCCTTGATAGAGATTAATAGTTTAGCATCGTAATGATCTACTGATTCTAAAAGCTCAATAAACATCGTTTCACGACGCAATGGTTTCATAGCATTACCATCTCTGGTATTTATAAAGTACTGTAATTTACGTACCTGATTCTTGAGTACATGTTGTAAGTCCATATCCTTATCATTAGCACTATAAGGAGGAGTACCTGGCGGCAACAACCATTTAATTTTTGGATTAAAAGTTAGGTCAAGGATAATAGCTAAAGCTTGCGACTCTTTAAAATACTCTTGCAGTTTAGCAATACGAGCTTTTTTCGTTCCTTGCTTTTCAACATCTTTTAATTGTTCGTGTATACTTAAATTCATTAGAACTCACTCAAGTTTTCCATAAGGTTTTTTAGTTTATTATTTACAAAATAATTAAATAGACCGCTTCGATCTTTCACATCATAATTAGTATAAGCGCTAACAATTTCGTCTTGTAGCTCTGTAGGTGTTTCAGACAAATCAACTAACTGTTTATTACGAGCAAAGTTACGCTTAATCTCATCACTAACATTGCCAGCAGTAAGAACATTAGTATTAGCAATCTGCTCAATTAACTTCTTACGCATAGGTTTCTGGCGGCCGCCAGTTACAAACACAGCATCAGGTGATGCTACGTTAGGAATACCATCGCCTCGATCACCTTTAATAATATGCTCTTTTAGATATAACTCAGCATCAGCAGTACGGATAAACTTCTTATGTACTGGACTATATTGCTTTACATTATTATATACTTGAAGTTGCATAAAGTCTTTATCACTAGATAAGATTAGAATCTCTTTCTCATACTGATTATACTTATGTACTAGAGTACCAATAATGTCATCAGCCTCAGCACCTTCTACTATAAGAGTTTTATAAGGAAAGTTATCGATAAGCTCTTGACGTACAGTAGATAGAGTATTAAACATAGTATTCCAGTCTACACCTGAAGCTTCTCTGTCTTTCTTACGACTAGCTTTATAGTAAGGAAAGACATCACGTCTCCAATACTTTTTACTGTCACAACAAATGACCATTTCACCATACTTATCCGCAAACTTATTACGGTTAAGACGAATAGTATTTAAGATCATATGTCGAAGTAATCCCTCATCAAGAGGAATATTGGTATGATTACCAACTTGCGTCATAAAGTTACTTATAACGACTTGGTTGAAGTCTACAAGTAGCACGTTTTTTCTCCAGTTTCAATTTATTCATCATATATTGTATTATATAACTATGCAGAGTGCAACTGTTTTATTCTTCTTCAAATAAACTTTCTGAGCTATCACTTAATTTTTGTAAGGGGTGATTTACGCCAACGTTTCTTAATAAGCAAGCTCTAAGTGTTTCCATAGTAAAGATATAATCATTCATAAACTTATCATTATCAACATCAAAACCGTGCATAGCTAATTTATTGATAAGTTGCAGACCATAGTGATCTGTAAGACGGTCAACAAATACCATCTTATTTTCTTTCATGCGCTTAGTGTCTTCAGCTGGGTCGTTTGTGTTAGCCGGTTTAGTGAACTTTAAATTAGCTCTTGGAAACTGAAGAATATTGTTAGCCATATTCTATTTATAGTAATCTATATTCATTTCTCGAGTCCATTCACACCCTATATCTGGATAATAAACACCTACAGATCTCTTTACCATACCTTCATATTTACCTGTGTGATGATATGCAAGAGCAATACTTCTCATCTTCATTTTATTTTGTTGATGTTCACCGTAGTACAAGTCCATCCAATCTCCATTACGAAGATATCTTTCCATATTTTTTACGTAACTATCACAGCTATAGTATTTGGCTAATGCTCCTTTAGTGTTTGCTCTCACTTCTCGCTTGTACGCTGCTCTTAAATCTTTTTGAGTTTTGATCCAAGCACGTACTTTTTTAGGATTAAGAGGATGGCCATCTGGTAAACCTCTAATTGATTCATGTAAAGACAGGTTCTGAGGAGGGTTGTTTTTTAGTTTTTTCTCACGTGCTAATGCAAGACGCTCCGCAGCAGCATTGCGCTGCTCCGGAGTCATCGGTTTACGTTTTTTACGAGTTTTCTTTACTTGCGACGATTCCATGAATAAGTCCTTCCCACTCACCTATGCGGTTTTCCCATGAATAAAAATTATCTGTCCACATCTTTTGGAACTGTAGTCTTGCTCTTGTCTTATCTTCTGCTGATTTATAGAGATCGATTACTCTACCCAACACATTAGCAAAAATATTAGCATGCTCTTGAATGTCTTCATGATATTGGTAGCTAAATGCAAAATTACCAGTAGTCTCAGGTAATGCAGCATAGTTAGGACATACAACAGCACAAGCAGCGCTCATTGCTTCAATAGCAGCAATACAAGATGTTTCTTGCCAGATAGACGGGTATGCAAAGATGTCAGCTCGTTTTAATGCTTCACGAATTTTGTCGTTTGATTGATATCCATGATAAGTCATCTGTGGATGTTCTCTAATCTTATCAAAAAGAGCTTCGTAAGGTTCGTCGCGTTGAGGCCATCCATACGCTTTAAAACTAGAATAAACATCTAAATGAATTTCTGGAAAGAATTTACAAAGATGTTCTACCACAGGTACTAAAATCTCTAGTCCTCTATGAGGGGTGGTATGATAGATTAGACGAATCTTACCATCATTAGGCTTCTCATGAGATTCAATAGGAACAATAGCATTTCGTAAAACAATTGCTTCACTATGAGGTATACCCATAGCTAAATTATATTGATTCCACTGCCAGTTAGATACAAAGACTAGTTTATCAAACCGCTTTCTACTTTCTGGATCTTTTAAGTGTACTGCTTCAGGATCATTAAACAAATCATGAAGCCAGAGTATGCTAGGACGGTCTTCATCTACTTCACGTACACGAGAGCAGATAATCTGAGCTTTATCTTTAATATCAGGAGATAGTCTATCATATAGACCATACTTCATAAGCTCAGTACCGCCCATAGCGTCTTTAGACAGCTCATCTACTGTTACACCTGAACTATCCGAACCTAAACTAAAACCAACATCATCAGCTTCAGGTTCATTCTTTACTAGTGTTAGTTTTGTAGTCATAATACCTCTTCAAAACATTGCATTGCTAATTGCTTTTCAACTCTGAAAGCTTCTTTCTCCCACGGAGATTCTTCATATGAAGTATTTTCAGAGTAAATTACTTTTTTCCAACGAGTACGTCCATCATCTAACTGCTTCATTTCGCCACGAGCATATTGCTTAAGATGAGTAAGCTCGTGGCAAAGAGTAGAAACAAAATCATATAGACGAAGGTTCTTATCAATTTCGAGCTCGAATTCACGGTTATTTTCACCCACCATACAGTACCCGTAAGCACCTTTTTTATAACAGTTAGTAAGATTTACAGTAATGTCTAAC